ATACTATTGGTCCTGGCATAATTGCCTCCTTTTCTTAAAGACCCAGTCTAGCTGCGACTTGGGCCACTTTACCCCTTAGATCATCTAGATCACTAGATAATGCTTTTACTTGTTCTACAAGAGATCCATTTAATACTGTCAGCCTTTCAATGGCAACTAGACTTGGATCTACCTTTGGAGCAACTTTGCTCACTATTTTCTTTTCTAAAACTTTTTCCATCATTCTCCCTTTAGTTATTGACCTCGCCCGCCCGCGGGGAGAGAAATCCACCAGTGGACGGGCTCAGTCATTTTTGTTTAGCTACTTACCTATTAAGCTCCAGCGTCAGTCATGCCAGATATATACCAATTGGTGCCATCAGAAATAAGCTCAATAAAATCACCTATAACTCCAGCTGCCAAAGTATATCCACTAGCCGCATTAATACGCTCAGGCGTAGTTCCTACGTCGACTATTGTACCATATATTTTACTAGCACCACCAGTAACTATATGCTCACTATCATCGCCAGATATTAGTTTAACTGAATATCCAGCTTCGATATCGCTTAATGAAGGCAGAGTAACCGTTACAGCTGCATCTTTCAAGACGAAGACTTTACCTGAATCGCCAACTGCTAAACTAAAACTAGCTGTTGCTGATTCAACGTAATTGCCATTCCATCCATAAGATGCACCCATTTTTGCTCTAGCCATTATCTACCTCCTTACAGTTGTGCATCACCGAAGCAAGTTGCAGATGTTCCAGTAGATATTACTAGTCCATCAACAGCCCAATTTTCGGTGTCGATTGCAACAACATGGATTCTAGTTCCTGCTAAACCTCCAGTAGTTGACCCATCTAGCGTGATGTGATCATTAGAACCATCTGCATCAGCGCTGAAAGCATCACCACCATTAGCTTGAGTAGTATTAGTTGAACCTACGCCACCTAAAAAGCCATCAGTATCTAAGGTGTTAGTCCTAATTACATGGTCAGCTGCACAAGTTATAGTATTTACAAAAGTAAACTCTAAACCTGCTACTGGAGCTGGAAGTTGGAAACTTGAAGTTGCTGCAGTATCAAATAAACAAACAGCGCCAGAATCATCAGCAGAAAGTACTGATGCACCTCCACCACTAGCTATAACGTTTACTTTTCCTCTGCCAAAAACATCAATGTCATTATCAGCTTTATTTTGTCCATACATTGGATTTGCCATAATAAACCTCCTTAAGTCCAGATTGCATGGGATTCAGCTAATTGCCATTCCATGCCGCCTTCAGTTAGAATAAGATCTACTCTACGATCGACCCCAGAGTTCTCTAAAGTTTGAACTCCTACGTAGACTGAAGTGTCTCGGTTAATACCATTGCCCACAAGCGGACGCCATGCACAATTCTTCATATTAATACCTAGCATCTTAACTGGTGTTCCATCCAGGTGGATATTACGTGCTACATTCATATCACCATAAGGTGTGCTAAATGTGCTAATATCAACACCAAAGACTTTCTTCTTACCTGTTAGGGCAAGATCTGCACGAAAGTTAGAAGAAATTTCAAGATTGTTCTTGAAGTATCCACCAAGTTTATGCATCCAGTTATATACTGCTGTATTGCAGAAGAACAATGTTGAAGTGGCTTGATTATATCTAGGATCAAGAAGGTTAGACATATCGTCTAAGAAGTCATCAGCTGTCTTAGTTGAAATAGACAAACTAAATTGATTACCATATTGAGTAATATAATCAACTGCACCCTGGGTATATGCTACACCGGCTATTTGGCCACTAGATTGCGATCCAAATAGTAATGATGTTTCAAGATCCCATTTATGCTCAATGAGTTTTTCTTTCCAAATACGAGCCCATTCATTGGCATCATATTTTAAAGAAGTTGCACGAGCGGTATTGGTCATTGCCATACTGGTTTTCCAGATTTGGGTCTGACCAATGTTAGTTGAGTAAGGCTGATCTTTCCAGGTTTCTGGATATCCAGACCCCTCTTTAAAAGCCGTACCAACTACATAAGATCGCGTCAACTCAAGAGAACCAGCAATTGAACTTGTAGATACAGTATCTGCTGCAAGAGCAGCAGAACTTGTACCAGCAATATAGTCGTCGCCAGCATCTTTAGTCTTGATCACGGTACACTTTAATACCATAGCATCAGCAGTAGATTCACTATCATAAGAACTTGATCCTGTCTGCTCTGATACACCACCTTCATCAATCCGACAAAGTGCATAAGATCCAACTGAACCACCTGCAGCGGCAGCAAAGTTTATCTTAATTAATTGTCCAGGAAGATAGAATTTAGGCGTAGTATTATTAGCACCTATTGTTATATTATTCCCACTACTGTTACCATAAACATTTTGAATGTTACCTCGATTATCATAATCGCCAGCCATTTTTACATATACAGTACTTGAAGAACTTTCATATGTATCTAACTGTGTTGTAATATCAGTACCATCTAGTGTTTCTACCCATGTTGAGTTATCATTAGAAAACGCAATAGGGTATGCATAACGCTTGTGGAATGAAGGGCGTTTTTCAACCCATTTAAACTGTGGATCATCCACAGGTTTCTTCGCTACCTTACTCAGGAAGCGGAAGAATGGATCCTGCGCGATTGCTACTTCACTAACTCTATCACCGAAGTTATACTTTCTACGTAAATCTCCGGTAGCAAAATTAGTACTAGCTTCACCAGGACCGTGACCGCCATCGAAATCAGCGACTGTAAGATCTGTATTAGGCGTAATTACGCTTAAGAAATCTTGTGCCATTTTACGGTCTCCTTTCCTATTTACCCTCTATCGACTGCTCTTTCGAGCCTTCAAGTAGGGCTGTGAAAGTTCGCTAGAGATCCGTTTTAAAGATTATCTAGCCGAACAAGTTATCTATGTCACCATCAGATCCAACTATCTTATCAAAGACATCGCTGTCTGGACTTGATTGGACCTGGGCGCTGTTGGTTCCACTGGCACTTGTCGGTATGTTTCTGACATTCTTCATTTGCTTAAGCATATCGTCCTTGGTATTATTAGCAACATTCTGATTAACCTTATCCTTATTTAAAAGGTGATATATATCATCTAAGGTTATTCTGCGCTTACCTGCTTCGCCCATCATGGTTTGGAACTGTTCAGGGGTCATATTATGACGTTTCTGAAAGTCCTTAGCCTCATCGGCTCGCTTACGATTTGCCATGCCTTTCTGCGTTTGCTGACGCTCTGCAGCCATGACTTGTTTAAGTCTAGCTTGTACTTGAGTGTCCACCTGAGCATTTAGGAGTTTAGATGAGTCTGATTCTGGATCAGCTAGATCGTCAGCATTAAACTGAAAATCTTCATCAAGTCCTAGCTTCTCTGGTAAGCTTTTCGCAGGCTGGCCGCCTTCACGAAGATAGTCTCTTACATGTTCCACAAGACCAGTATCTTTTTTCATTGCATTAAGAACAGGAACATAAGGCTTTAGGGTCTGAAGCTCTTGATTCATCCTTTGAGCTTCTCGCGTAGAGTCTTTATATCTCTTTTCCCAATCAATGGTACCTTCAGTGCCTTGCTCGCTTGGTGTGTGGGTTACCTGTTGGGGGCCACTAGATGGAGCTTGGGTTACTTCGGCTTCGTTTGTAATATTATCTTGTATAGCGCTATTGACATTATCTTCCAGCGCTTCAAAGAAATCAGTTGAGGAGCCAGATTGCTCTGGGTTGCCTTTTTGTTGATTGTCTTCCATTATCTCTCCTTATTAAGATTGTTATTCACAGTAATTTACGAAGGTTCCTTAGTAGCCTGCAAGTCATTTATTACACTTTTTATTTGCAAGTCCATTTCCTTCGATTTAGTCTTCATATCATTCTGAACCTGCTTCTTTGCAGTTACAGTTTCATCGGACATTCTGTTTCTTAAAAGTTTCTGCTTTGCTTGAGTCTCCAGGTATTCTTTCTCTGTCTTATTTTTAACTTGATTCTTCTGTTTATCAATCTCCATTTCAGCTTGCATGACCTTGCCTTTAATACCTGCTTGAACCAATTGCCGTTCGAGAGTCTCAATAGTTCCCTCCTTGTCTTTCAATGATTCCTCCAATCCAGATACTTGACCTTGTAATTGTGCTAACTGACTCTTTCTTTCAGCTATAAGCTCTTTATCTTTAATATCAGTCTCTGCCAATACTGCCAAGTCATCTATTATACCTAGTTGCATCATATCTTTAAGTTCTGCTAAATATGCCCATCTATTAAGTGGAAGAGTAGATCCAGTAATAATGCGTATATCAAATCTAGCTGTTTCATAATCCATAAACCTACCTATTGCTTCTCCAAAGTCATTATACATAGGCACATTGATCTGAACTTCCTTATCTCCCTGTAATGCATTAGGCTGAACCACTCTAAATACTTTATGTGCTGTATATACAGATTGAGAGAATTGCTTTACAACTTCTCCTAACTGCTTTAAAGCAGGTTCTATTGCATTCTTCATCCATTGCTTTACGCGCCTTGTACCATACTCATCCATTGCAAGCATACCCCTGTATGTTTCATGTTGCGAACCAGTGTCGCCCTGCATAGACGAATAAATGCCAGCTAAGTATTCCATATCATTCTTGCCTTCCTGCACTATCTGAAAAAACGCATTTGACAGAGGAGCTGGCTGAACAGGTGTAGGCGGAACTGATCCAGGACGAACTGGTAGCAACGCACCAGGAGACGAGGAGTATTTCTCCCAGTAATCTGTATCTATTGCACCTTCTTCATGTAACCATCTAAGGCTACTACCTAAAGATGCATTATGAACCATAAGTTGATGCGACTTGTTTATCTCTCTCTGCTTACCTATAAGAGGTGATACTGCAGAGATTGGATAAGGAGTACCTGTCCACTTATAATGAAATGGAACTAATGGATACTCCGTGATATTGTCGGGTAAGAAGATATCATACAGGGTCGCATCACCTGCAACGCAAACCTTCCTTATTCTATTGCCATGGAAACGTATTGCTTCTTGTAAGATGTTTTGAAAAGAAGGATCTTTCTCTAAAATACCATATTCTTTCTCAGTAACTACTTTATTGTCTATCTGTGTAGCCTTTTGAACTAGATCATTCATCATCTGAGTCTTTTGCATCTGGATCTCTTCTTGCATACGCTTTGCAGCTTTCTGCATTTCAAGTTGCATTCTCTCTGGCAACATCTCCCCAGCTTCTACCTGCTGCTGTAGTTGTTGCTGTTGTTCCATCATCTGAACTTGCATCTCAGCAGCAATCTCTTCTATCTGAGCACTAACAGTAGCTTGTATCTCTTTAATCTGATCTTCTGTAGGAGGTATTCGATAAAACACATTCATATATGCTATCTTAACCTTTTCATACATTTCAAAGTATTCAAGCAGCATATCCGTATCTCCAGTTTCAGGATCTACTGAATCAGCCTCCACTACATCTTTATAACCAAAATCCTTTTGATAAGTATTATATGCTTTCTCTGTATAACTATAATCATTATTCTCACTAGAAGAAGCTTTATTGATCTTAGCCTTTTTATCAGGAAATAACTTAATAAGTTGTGCCTTAGGCAGGATCTTTCGTATCATTATAAATGCAGCATCTCTAAATAGCATATCCCTACTCTTAGGATCTACATGTATATCAAATGGTTCTGGTTGTTCAATTCTTACCTCTCCCATTCCCCTATCTGCATCAGGATCAACTACTGCATGTAACCATCCAATGCTCTTTGTAATAGAATCATTTACAGCATTAGCATATAAAGTCTCTCCCTTAGATAATGACCATATATAGTCAGCCATATCAGAAAATACTGCAGCAACCTTAGAATCAGATCCATCTACAGCTACAGCTTGCCATCTAGGACTATTAGCAGTAGCATAAAAGTTTAACATCTCTACAACAGGAGCTATCCTATTAATAGTAAATGTAGGCATTCCCTGATCTTCTAGATCCTGGGTTTCTTTTGCAGTCAGCTGATTATCATTAGAAAAGTCATGAGCTTTCTGATTTATATATTCCCACTGTATTCTATTAGACTGATTCGTTCGATTAAATATCTGTCGAACTCTGTCAGCCTGTTTATCCTTACGCTTGGCCATTAATATCCCTTAGGTTTTATTCCTGGTTTAGGAGCTATTGCTCTATCTGCATTATTAACTGGTACATTACCAG